GGCCCGCCGGGTCCCGCCGGATCGGCAGGGCCCACCGGCTCACCTGGCCCCACCGGACCGACCGGTCCCACGGGCCCGGCCGGCGCTGACGGGCTGACTCAACCAGCGGTGCTCGCGCGCGCCTTCGTGAGGTCCTGACCATGCTGTGCCTGCCGACCACCACCGATTCCCTCGAGCTCGAGCTTGGCGCCGCGCAAACGTCCGCGGCGATGCACGTCACCACGACGTACCGCGATATCACGAGCACCACGTTCACGCCGGGCGAGACGGTCACCGTCAGCAACGGCACGACGCCGGTCACGATTGCCGCCGCGCCAGGCGCCGGCAGCACGCAGCGCCTGATCGACTACCTGAGCGTCTACAACAACGACACCGCGGCGAAGCAGGTCACGATCCGCCGGAACCTGAACAGCACGATCCGGACGCTGATCAGCGTATCGCTCGGCGTAGGCGAGACGCTGGAGTACCTGGACGCGGTGGGCTGGCAGGTGCTGACGAACAACGGCAGCGTGAAGCAGGCCCAGGTGCAGGGCTCCAACCAGGTGACGAACAATCGCCAGGTCGCGGTGCTCGGCGCCGACGTGACGAACAACAACGGCGTCGCGAACACGATCGCGGACGTGACCGGCCTGTCGTTCCCCGTCGTGAGCGGCAAGACGTACTGGTTCCGGTTCGTGATCGACTACACCGCAGCGGCGACCACGACGGGCTCGCGCTGGTCGATCAATGGACCGACTACATCGAGGCTGTCCTATCGCTCGGAGTATTCGCTGACCACTACGTCGCGCACGGTGAACGAGGGTGTGACCGCCTACGACTCGCCGGCCGCGTCGAACGCCACGAGCGCGACGACTGGAGCGAACCAGGCGATCATCGAGGGGTTCATCACTCCGACTGCGGACGGCACCGTGATCGCGCGGTTCGCATCCGAGGTTCTGTCGTCCGCGATCGTCGCGAAGGCCAGAAGCATCGTGGAGTACCAGCAGCTGAACTAAGAAGGGGGTGATTACGTTGGCGAGCAAGAAGAAGCCGAAGGGCAAGCCGAAGTGCTGAGCCACTGAGGTCCGATCCTGAAACAGACGCCCCGGCAACCCCGGGGCGTTTTCGTTGGTGGGTACTTGCAGACTACCCGCAGTGCGTGTATGCTTCGGGGCGTCAAGGAGGTACCCACGTGAACAGTTACGAACAGAGGCAGGAAGCGAGGCGCCAGCTGCTGCTGTCGCTGGCCGCGCGCCTGGAGAGCGAGGGGAACGCGCGCTACAAGCACGCGAAGGCGCGGTTCCTGGCGGACATCAAAGCGGGGGCGGTATGAGCAACCTATACGGGATCAAGGATCGGCGCGGCGACATTGGCGGCCGGTGGACGGCGAAACAGGCGCGCGCCATGTACGCGGCCGGCGTGCGCCACGCGGTGAACTGCAAGGAACTGGTACAGGTTTGGCGCGCACTGCCGAACGGGGATTTGCTCCGCTATGACGCGGAGCGCACGCGGCGACTGTCGGACCATATCGTCGCGTACCGCAAGGCGATGGCGGAGTCGGCTGAGGGCGGATTCTGGGACGAGTACACGTCCGCTTGACTCGTCATCCTGCAGCGCATGCGCCCGCGGCGTGCGCTCCGGGATGCCATGTCGGCATCAGTGGGAGGGACAGCATCATGGGTAGCATTCTGGAAACGACTGCGGCGGTAGCGCCCGGTGACGATGGCGCGCGGAAGGCGCGCATCCTGGCAGCGTTGACCGCCTACGCGCGCCAGCGGCCGGGGTTCGATCCGCGGAACTACGGCACTGCGTCGAGCTACAACGCGGACCGGCGCGAAGGCGAGCATCTACGGCGCAGTGCCGTGGCTGCGCCCGCAGGACAAGGCGGACTGGACGACGAAGCAGGAGGGGTGGACGGTCCGCAATCCCAACACGGGACAGGTCGGCATCGGGCGCCCGCCCTGCGCGACCTTCCAGGAGGCCGAGGCGCTGGCGAAGCGGCTGGGCCGGCCGAGCAGCATCGGGCTGGGGGACTGATGGAGAAAGACGAGAAGGACAAAGACGAGCTCCGGCGCGCCTGCGATCGGGCGGCGCGCATCCGGTTCGTGAAGCAGCTGCGCGAGGCATTCCGCGACGAGCACGACCGGCCGACGATCAGCCAGGAGGACGCGCGGGTGCGTGACTGCCTGGACGCTGGAGTGCCGCCTTACGGCGAACTGTAGGGCTTGACGCATACACGCTGTGCGGGCACACTGCGGGGAGTAGGAGGCTCGACGTGACGGAACTAGAAAGACTGCAGGCCGAGCACCGCAAGGTGAAGGGCGAGCAGGACCGGCAGTTCTGGCTGTTCACGCGCTGCGCGCGCGGCAAGCCGGTGGACCCGGCAGTGACGCGCCGGCTGGTCGAGCTCGAGAGGCAGATTGCCGAGCTCAAGTGGAGGGCACCGCAATGAGCTACGTGGTCGAGAAGGACGGGCGTCGCTACGAGATAGCGAGCATGAAGCCGGCGGAGATTCGGCTGGCGAAGGCCGCGGGCTGGAAGGTCCAGCCGATCGCGGAGTACCTGGCAGAGCTCAACGCGCGCGTGCGCGCAGGAGGCACGGCATGAACAAGGAACTGCAGGGCAAGGGCGTGCTCGAGGAAACGATCGAGGAGTACCGCAACGTGTACCCGGTGATCCACGAGCGGGATCACCGCTCGGCGCATCTGCACGACGACGATCCGGACCCGACGTTGCGGACGTGGGTCGCGATCTGGAACGACGCCGACGGCTACACCTGGGCTGAGGAGTATTGACTGGTACCCGCTAGGCGGGTAGGCTGTGCGGTGTCGGAAGGGCAACAACGAGGGATCGAGAAATGAGCAAGACGCTGTATGTCCCGAGCACGAAGGGCGGCAAGTCGTGGGCGCTGGTGTGCTTCAAGCCGCAGGGTCGCCCGGCGCAGGCATCGGCTACCGAGGGCACGGTCAAGGTCGAAGGCAGCTGGGAGTCGTTCACGTTCATCATGTTCCAGGACCCGATCGTGCGCGAGCCGATCGAGGGCGCGGCGACGCTCAAGAAGAAGAAGGCCGCGCTGCACACGCTGCTGCACAAGCTGGTGAGCGCCGGGTCGGTAAAGCCGGAGGACGCGCTGCCGATGCACGCGAAGATCGACGCGGCTCCGGTGCTCTGACGGCGCTTGACCGGTACCCGCAGTGCGTGTAGGCTGCGGGTCGTGGGAAGGGAACTGAGGAAGGAGACAGCGATGAGTGCAGCGTTCCAGGAACTGTGGTCGAAGGCGGTGAGCGCCGGCATCGCGGCGTGCGAGGCGGCGATCCCGACCCCGATGGTCGTGAGCGAGGGCGACGTGTGCGTGAACGGCGAGTCGGTGATCCCGCGCGGCCAGCAGTGGTACGTGAGCGAGGGCGCCTGCGGGTTCGCGTGGGTCGAGTTCCCCGGCAACGATGCCTTCGGCCGCTGGGCGAAAAAGGCGGGGTTCGCGAGCAAGCACTACCCCAGCGGGCTCTGCTACTGGGTGAGCCACGGCGGGCAGAGCATCGCGCGCAAGGAAGCGTTCGCGAAGGCGATGGCGGACGTGCTGCGGGCCGGCGGGGTGAAGGCCTGGGCGAACAGCCGGCTGGACTGACGGGCGCATCCGGGTCGGCCCTCTCAGGAGGGCCGATCGGCGGATGGGCAGACAGGAGACAGCGATGGGCCAGAAGTTCAAGGTGGTATTCCAGGGCGGCGGCGGTGAGCTCGATCACCGCATCGTGGACACGCCCGAGGAAATAGGGGACGCGATCCGCGACATGATCGACCAGGTGGGCGCCGACGCGCTCACGGAGGACGACGGGTTCTATACCCGCGTCCAGGAGACGAACGACGAGGGCGAGGTCACGAGCGAGTATCCGTCCGGGTGGGCGCGCGCCGGAGTGTAGTTGCGGCGGGCACGCAGAGCGGGTAGACTCGGGGCGTCAGGGGCGGCAACGAAAAGCGAGGGATCACGATGCTGCAAATCCAGGTGCTCGTGAAGAACGTGTATGGCAATGACCTGCTGTACCCGGTGAACGGTCAGGCGAAGGCGGCGGCGGAGCTCGCCGGCAAGCGCACGCTGACGGTCGGGGACCTGCGCATCCTGCGCGACAAGATGGGCGCGGAGCTCGTGATCCTGAACTGCACGGCCGAGACGGCGAAGCTGCTGGGCGAGCCGTTCAAGGTGGCGGTCGGATACCTGGAAGCGATCCCTGCCTGACGAGAGACGACGGGGCCGCGCTCAAGGGCGCGGCCTCACTGCATTCAGAGCCCGCACCCCGCGGGCCAGAAGGGGCGAAGCATGGCGAGAATCTACAAGGTGACCGTGCGCATCAGCGACGTGGAGAACAACGACCTCCCGACGCGGACGATGCTGGTCGAAGCGGAGAACCCGGCGCAGGCGCGAGCTCACGCGACGCGGAAGCTGGTGGGCGTCGAAGTTGCGTCGCAGCGCGACGTGTTCGACCTCGCGAAGCAGGGCGTGGAGATCGAGAACGCGACGAACCAGGCGTCGATCGAGGGCGTGTGAGCGACGACGACACGCTGGCGGACTACTGGCGGGACGTGCGCCCGCACATGCAGGCCGAGAGCCGGGCGCGGCGGGAAGTGAACCGCCGGACGGGGATCGAGCGCCTGCGGTCCGCCGGCGTGGCGTTCCAGGTGAAGAACGGCGGGGCGCACCTGATCGTCCTGGACCGATGGGACTACTGGCCGGGGACCGGGCTATGGATCGACCGAAAGACGAAGGCGAGAGGCCGGGGCATTCGGCCGCTGCTGGTGGCGCTGTCGCTGCCGAGGGTAGCGGGGCCCGGGTGAACTTCGAGGCGGGCCCGACCGATTGGGGCACGCGGATCGGGCTGATGGCTCACGTCACCCTGCGGGACGGCGGCGAGCGGATGACGGGCCTGCGGCTGCCGGGGTGGCCGCGGATCGCGGAGAACCTGGTCACGCCGGCCGAGGCGGCGAAGGCGCTGCGCTCGTTGGCGGACTGGATCGAGGCGCAGGATGGTGCGCCGCAACACAGAGGTTAATAGTAGTGGCAACCGAGGTCCAGGTAACGATCCGCTGCGACGGTAGGACCGACGACGGCATGCGGTGCACATCGAGGGCGTCCGGCGGCGGGCCGACCTACGAGGCGGCGGCGGTGCTCGCGCGGGCGGCGGTGGCCACGATGGGCTGGATGCACGCCAAGGGGCAGCACACCTGTCCGGTGTGCCAGGGGCGGAAGTACGGGAGGGCGGCGTGACCGAGCAGCAGCGCATCGAGGTCCGTCGCATCCAGCGCGCGCACTGGCGGCTGCTGCTGCAGCGCCGCGGGCAGTGGACGGGCCGGCAGCTGCTGGAGCACTACCGGGAGCACGTGGAGCGGGCGCCGGACCTGGTAGGCGTGGGCTCGTACCTGCCTGGCCGCATCCTGTACGACCCGAATGGCCCGGTAGAGCAGTGGTGGCGGAAGTGGGGAGCGATCCCGAAGGAGCCAGTGACGTGAGCCTGCTGATCGTTCGACAGGCGCCGGACCCGATCCTGCGAGAGCCGGCGAGCGCGGTGCGCGTGATGCGCGACCAGGAGCTCAGCGAGGCGATCGCGCTGGGCCGGCTGATGCTCCAGACCATGCGGGAGCTCGGCGGCGTCGGGCTGGCCGGCAACCAGGTGGGCAAGCTCGTGCGCGTGATCGTGGTGGACCTGGGCGGCGAGCCGTACATCATGATCAACCCGCGGATCGTGAAGCAGTCGCCGGAGCTTCAGTTGTCCCGGGAGGGCTGCCTGTCGGTGGACGCCGGCCGGCGCTCGGGCCAGGTGCACCGCGCGAAGCGGATCGTGGTCGAGTGGGTGGACGAGGCCGGCGAGCCGCGGAAGCAGAAGTTCGCGGGGCTGATCGCGGCGGTGATCCAGCACGAGGTGGACCACCTGGACGGCGTGCTGTGGACGGACAAGGCGGTGGGGCAATAGCGATGGACGCGAAGGCGCTGGCTGACGCCCTGGAGTTCGCCCAGGAGGAACTGCGGCTGTGCCGTGAGCGCCGGCGGCACTACGCGCCCGGCACGTACTCCGACGCGATGCGGGTGATGGACCTGGATCGGTGGGGGACGATCGAGCGCGTGCTTCGCGATCGCGTCCAGCTGCGGACGCACCTGGAGTCGCTGCTGGCGCGCGTGCTTCGCGATCGCGTCCAGCTGCGGACGCACCTGGAGTCGCTGCTGGCGATCGCGGTGGGCTGGACTGGCGAGTCACCGGAGGCGGCGGCGCTCCGCGAATTGCAGCAGCGGCTCGCGATCCTGATGGGCGACGCGGAACTGCACCGCAGCCAGAGATTCACGATCCCGGAGGAACTGCGCCGTGGCTGATCCGACCCGAAAGAAAACGACCCGCACGCTCGCCGGCCTGCGGGAATCCCTGTTCGAAGCGATCGACGCACTGCGCGATGGCTCGATCACGCAGGAGCAGGCGCGCGCGATCGCGGAGCTCGGCAAGGGGATCATCACGTCCGCGGCGCTGCAGCTGGATTACGAGAGGGCGTGGGCCGACAAGAAGATCGGGGACCGCCTGCGCGCAGTCGAGCTCGTGCCGGAGCTCGAGCACAAGCCGTGAGCGATCCGCGGGACGGCACGTGCTACTGGTGCGGCGGGCCGAATGGCGACCGGCCGTACTACCACCGCTGCAGCCGGCCGATCTGCCGCGCGCTGGAAGAGTATTGGCGGTCCGCGCGCGTGAGGTGGGCGCGCCCGAGTTCGGTGTATCACCTAGCGTGCGTGTGCGAGTTCCTGCGCCGGATGGTGAGGCCGAGGACGGCGCGTGACCGCGAGTTCGCGAAGCGGTTTCCGCACGTGGCAGGGCGCGCGCATGGGTAAGCCGCAGCAGCAGACTCTCATCGCGCCGCCGGCCGGCATGCTGCCGCAGGACCGGGCGATGCTCGACGCGATCGTCCGCGACACCTATCAGCGGTACCAGGCCGGGAAGGCGGCGGGCATGGCGGACTTCGTGGTGCGGCGCGGGCCGGACGTGCGCATTCGCAAGTGGGACCCGATCGCACGGAAGCCGACGCGCGATCGGTTCGGCGGGCAGACCTGGAGAGAGGTCGGGCTTGCGATGTACGGCGAGGACTTCGCGGAGCGGCTGGCCGTGCGGCTTGACAGCGTGCACGCAGGGCGAGTACGGTAGCCGACAACCTTCAACAAGGGGATGGACGTGGCAGAGACGAATCGCCGGCTCATCGAGCTCCGGCGCATCTACAAGCTGAGCCGCAGCGAGCTCGGCATCTACACGGGTTACTCGCGTAGCTACGTGGACAACTGGCTGGTGGCCGAGGGCACGCAGAACTACCGGGAGGCGCCGGCGAACGCGGTGCGCCTGCTGGAATTCGAGCTCGGCTTGCGCAAGCCGCAGCTGCTGGAGCGCGCGATCGTGAAGCCGGTGGCGGTGCGCAAGCCGGCGAAGAAGAAGGCGCGCCGCCGTGGCTAGTCACATCAACCGGGTCACGCTGCTGGGCAACGTCGGGAGCGATCCCGAGTACCGGACGACCGACACCACGAGCATCGCGCGCTTCCGGTTCGCGGTGACGAAGCGGTGGCGGGACAAGCAGGGCGCGCAGCAGGAGCGCACCAGCTGGGTGAACGTCAAGGCATTCGGTCCGTGCGCGGACTACGTGCAGGAGTTCATCGGCAAGGGTCAGCGGCTCGTGATCGAGGGCGAACTAGCCGAGGAACGCTGGGAGACGAACGGGCAGAAGCGGTCCGCGCTGTTCGTGTACGCGGGCACGATCGTGCCGTTCGAACCACGCCAGGAGGGCCAGGCGCCGACCGCGAAGGGGAACGCGACCACGCAGCGCGCGGCGGCGGCGACGGCGCCCGCCGGCCCGCCGAAGCAGGCGCCGGCGTCCTCTACGAGCTCCGCGCAGGGCGACCCATTCGAGGACGACATTCCGTTCTAGGCGGTGGCGATGTGCACTGCAGCGACTGCGGTGCGAAGCTGTGGAGCGATGAACAACCCGGGGACCGGCCCTGCCCGTACATGCGAGGCGGGCGCTGCGACCCGCCGGCAAGGGGATGGTGATGGCGAACGTGACACTGCAGATGGACGAGGCCGCGATCCGCGAGGCGACCGTCCAGGCGCTGATGGGCAAGCTGACGCCGGAGTTCCAGGCGAAGCTGATCCAGGACGCGATCCAGTCGATCCTGACGCGGGACCGCGGCAGTTACAGCACGGACCCGACGCCGATCGAGCAGGCGTTCTGCGACGCCGTGTACACGCAGGCGAATCGGATCGCGCGCGAAACGGTCGAGCAGGATGCGGCGGTGCAGGCGAAGCTGCGTGAGCTCATGGCGGACACGATGGCGCGCATGCTGACGCACACCGACGAGGCCGCGCGCACGGCGTTCGTGGACCGCATGGCGCAGGCGTTCGTCAACACACTGCGGAGGGACTGACCATGTACCAGCACGTCGGAGTCGTCTATGTCTGCAGCAACCCGCGGTGCGGCGCGGTGTGGGCCGAGGACCCGCACGGCCACTGCCCGAAGTGCGTGGTCGAGCGCCCGGACGGTCACATGGGTTGGTCCTGCGGCGCGCGCCAGGTGCTCGCGGTCGTGAAGGACGGCGCGCTCGTGCCGCCGCGCTGGCCGATCACCGGAGAAGTCGGTGCGACCCTCGAGGACGCGCACGCGAAGGTCGAGGGCGTGAGCGGGGGGTCGCCGCAGTGACGCTCGACCAGCAGATCGCGTGGATCGGGAGCGAGCAGAACTACCTGCGGAAGCAGAACGCGGGCTGGGCCTACGCGAAGATCACGACGCTGGACGAAATCCGGGCGAGCCTGGAAGCCCTCAAGGAGTTCCAGCGGCCCGCGGTTCGCGAGGACGGCGTGCCCAGGACGTTCCCCCGGTAGAACTGCCACGCTGGGGGTGCTAGGCTCCCGACCCATGTCCGCGGCGCCCGATGTTCTCGCGTTAGAACTGGCGGTCGCCGTAGAGCTCGGCATGGACGCCACGGAGGGATTCACCGTGAGCGTTCTCGATAACACCCTGGTATGGGACCTGCCGACCGATCGCACGATCGCCGGCGTGCTCGTCTACCGAGCCAAGCTCCCCACGATCAGCCGCGCCGACGACCCGACGCCCGTTCGGCTCAGCCCGAAGGCGACCGAGTACGACCTGCGCAGCGATCCCGTCACGCGGACCGCTAACGGCGAGACGTTCTCGTTCGGCGTCGCGACCATCGACGACGCCGGCCGCGAATCCACACTGGAAGTGCTCGAGGACGTGGTGCTGGATTTCACGGCGCCCGCCCCGGTGACGAACCTGCGCCTGGTGGCGCGGGACTGAACCGCTGGTGGCGGGCTTTCCTCCGCTGGCTGATGAAGCTGCTGGGACGTAGGTAGGGACGCGCATGCTGCTGTACGTAGGGAAGGTCACGCCGCCGGCCGACATGGTGGACGCGGCTCGAAAGAGCCTGTCCGCCGAAGGGTTCGACCAACTGATGCGGCGCACCGAAGGACGGGCACCTACGCCCGCCGAGCTCTGCGCTGCCGCTGACCAGGAGCGCGAGAATGGCAATCGGGTTCAACGTAGCCCTCCGTAATGCGATGCTCAACCAGATCACGTCGCGCGCCGGCGCGAACGCGATCCTGCGCATCTACTCGGGCACCCGCCCGGCCACGGCCGGCGCCGAAACGACGATCCTCGCTCAGCTGACGTGCAACGCGACGTTCGCCCCTGCGGCGGCGAGCGGTGTGCTCACCCTGCAGCCGATCACGTCCGACACGTCCGCGAACGCGACCGGCACCGCGTCCTGGTGGCGCATCTATGCGGCGGACGGCACGACGCACGTGCTCGACGGCACCGTGTCCACGATCGCGGCCGGCACCGGCGACATGCAGCTGGACGACGTGAACATCGTGCTCGGCGGTACCGTCGCGATCAGCGCGGGCTCGTTCACGGCTGGAAATGCCTGACCACAACGCGGGCGCGAGCTCGCAGGAGTAGGTCATGGCGAAGAAGGGAACCCCGGCTGGTGGGCTGAGCGAAATCGCGAAACGGACGTATATCGACGGGCTGGACTTCACGCTCGTCGCGTACACGAACACGCCCGATTCGCTCGGCCCATCGACGCTCGCCGCCGACCTCACGCAGCCGACGAGCGCGAACGGATACGCGCCCATCGTGCTGAACGGCACGTGGTCCGAGTCCGGTGGCGTGGTCACCTACGACCACGACGGCTCGGGTGGGCATCCTGGGTGGGATGCGAGCGGCACCTGGTCGGCTCCGGTGACCGGTGTGGCGATCGTCTACGGGACGCGCGTGATGCACTTCCGCGACTACGACCCGGTGGGTAGCACCACCTGGATCGCTGCCGCGGGCAAGAAGCTGCGCGTGTCGATCGCGGACGTGCTCGGCTGATGGCGATCCGGTTCAAGGACGCGCAGAGCTCGGCGGGCGCAATCCGCTCGGCGCTCGCGTCCGTGACCGCGGCGTTCAGCGGCACGCATGCGCTGGCGCCTGGCCGGACGGGCACGATCGCCCGGCAGTTGCAGGGCGTCACGTCGGCGTTCGTCGGGCAGTTCACGTCGAACAGCAACCGCCTCGGCACGATCGGCACGCAGCTGGCGAACTTCACCGCGCAGGTCATCGGCGCGATCCAGGCGTTTTTCTTCAACCAGCCGCCGACGCAGAACCTGCAGATCAATGCCGACCAGACCATCAACCTCAAGGACTACTCGCCGGGCGCGGTCAGCATCAGCATCACGGCGGGCACGCTGCCGGCCGGGCTCACGCTCGACACGACCACGGGCGTCATCAGCGGCGTGCCGACCACGCTGCAGACGAACATCACGGTGGAGTTTGAAGCCACTGACGAGGCGGGCACGGTGATTCCAGGCTGGACCAACGGACCGGTGGCGTAATGGCTCCGACGAACCTCCAGGTCAGGACGCACGCGCTGCAGGTCGGGGTACCGATCAACCCGCCGATCGACCTGAACGCCTACTGCACGAACGCCACGGCGTTCGGTGTGGTGCGCTCGAGTTTCGTGTACCCGACCGCGAACGTCCTGCCCGCGGGCCTCTCGCTCAGCGCCGGCGGCATCCTGACGGGCACGCCGACCGTGGCGGGTGCGAGCGCGTGCACGGTCCGCGCGTACCGCGGTAGCCGCAACCCGGACCTGTCGTGGAATACGCGCAAGGCGGGCGCCTACAACTCCGAGCGGTTCGACACCGACGTAGTGACGGAGCGAGCGAACGCGCGCATCGCCTACGACGTGGCGCAGAAGCGGTCGGGCGTGGGCTCGCTGCGCATCTTCAAGAACGCGGGGGACAGCCACGCGGCCGGGCAGTACGGGCAATGGTACTGGTCCACGCGCGTCCCGCAGGCGGCGGTGGTCAACCCGAACAGCGGCATCAAGAACTGCTTTGCCAGCAACGCCGGGTTCGGCGCGGGCGAGGAGTTCTACATCCAGTTCTCGTTCCGCCCCGACGACAACTACTGCCGGATGAACTGGCCTCCCGATCCGAAGATCGCGATGCTGGACATGCTGCCGTGGCTCACGAACCTGAACCTGGGCCCGACCGCGAACGCCTGGGAAATCGTCACCACGAACCGCAGCGGCGGCATCTTCGGGTACTTCAACTCCCCGAGCGGCCCGGGCTGGGGCGAGTTCGGCTCGTTCAGCGGCACGCAGGGCTTCGACAAGAACGAGAACCCGAGCCAGCTGAACCTGGCGCGCGTGCTGAACGGCGACAGTCCCGGCCTCCCTGGCAACACCGGCGCGACGTGGAGCGCGTACCAGCAGGAGCGCGCGAAGCGCGGAGGCCTGGGCTCGTACCGCGGCAGCAACTGGCCGGACGGGCGCCCGGACCCGGTGCAGATGTTCGGCACGGGCTGGGCGATCAACCAGTGGCACACGATCCTGCTGCACGTGAAGAACGGCAGCGGCACGCCGTCCCCGAATCCGACGCCGGTGCCGGACGGCGGCTCGAGCGGCCAGTGGGCATGGTCCACGCCCGGCCTGCTGGAAGTGTTTATCGCGCACGAGGGCCAGGACTACATCAAGGTGTTCTCGGCCACGCCGCGGTTCAACGTGTCCCCGAATCGCGCGAGCTCGCCGTTCTACGATCGCAGCGACACGCTCACGAACGGGCAGGACACCACCTGGTCGGGGCTGAACCTGATCAGCCTCGTGTTCAACAATGCGCTCGCGGGCCTGCCGGCGATGAACAGCTGGTATGACGAGCTCATCTGTTCGCCCACGCCGATCGCGGCGCCGGACTTCGACGGCAGCAGCAACTACCGCACGAGCGACGCGATCGTCACGTTCAAGGTGGCGCCGTGACCCGCATCCGCCGCAGCGTGGTGTTTAACATCCTGGCGCAGGCGCCGCCGGCCTGGTGGACCGCGCTCCAGGAAGGCGAGTGGACGCAGGTCGCGAACGCGCCGACGACCCGGCTGGGCAACGCGACGACGATCCAGTCCCCGAATTCGTCGCGACCGCCGGGCAATTGGGGCGGCGAGAACCAGATTCTGCAGGGCTTCACCGGCGCCGCGGTGGACCAGGTGCGAGGCGAGTACATGATCGTCGCGGGCGGCGGTCACGGTGACGGCGCGAACAACTCGGCCTACGCGATATCGCTCCGCGACGCGACCCCGAAGTGGCGCCGGCTCACGGACTGCACGCCCGACGCGCAGCTGGGCAACCTGAACCTGGAGAGTGACGGCAAGTTCGCGGACGGTCGGCCGCGCGCGATGCACGCCACGAACGTCGAGTGGGTCGGCGGGAACGGCGTGCGCAGCCGCGTGGTGTTCCCGGTGATGAGTTCGGTGACCTCGGGGCAGGGCGGGCACGCGGACTGGCTGCTGTCGTTCGATCGCGAATCGTTGGGTGCCGGCCTGACGCCGCTGCCGTGGACCGCGGCGAACCTGGGCCCGTGGACGTTCGTGCAGCGCACGAATGGCAACAGCAACTGGTACGGGTTCGGTGATGCCGTCTATGACCCCGTGTCGCAGAAGCTGATCGGCATATCGAACGGCTCCGGCAGCTTCGGCATCTACTGGTCGGTGACGCCGGTCACTGCCAACGGCTTCGGTCCGACGCAGACCTACATCGACCAGTCGCGGTGGATCGCGCCCAGCTGGGCGACGGTGTGCCCGGACCTCGGCATCGTGGTCGTGGGCAGCGCGGCGGCGAACCGCATCCACATCCTGAACATCGCGACGAACACCTGGTCCGAGCCGCTGATGGCGGGCGCGGGCGCGTACCCGGCTTCGACGGCCTACGGCGGCATCTACGGTGCGGTCTACATGCCGGAGACGCGCGAAATCGTCGTGGCGAACCCGGCGGAAACCGGCGCCACGATGTACGTGGCGTCGATCCCGCTCACGTCGGGCGGCGCCTACGATCCGGCCGGCCTGTGGATATGGCACCCGCGCGTGACCACGGGCGGACCGACCGGCGCGCCTGGCGGCTGGGGCTCGAGCAAGTGGAACCGCATCAACGACATGGGCGACGGCCGGCCCGCGATCGTGTTCGTCTCGGACATTAACGGCCCGACGAGCGTCTACAAGCCGAAGGTGCGGAAGCAGTACCGCACCGTGTTCCCGCTGACCGAGGCGCAGATCAGCGAGGGCGGGCGCTGGACGAATGCGCCGGCGCCGTGGGCGAAGATACGCACGGCGAACGGTCGCGCGTTCAGTTCGGTGTTCCAGGCGAACTACGAGGACGCGATCGCGTGCGCGAGCGGCGGCTACTCTCCGAACCACGGTGTTCGCGCGAGGCTGTGGCTGCGCGCCGGCACCGTCACGAGCGCCGGCGCGGGAACCAACTCGCACGAAATCGAGCTCTACCTGCGGACGCAGGAGGGCGCGACCCACAAGGGTTACGAAATGCTGCTGGGGTACTCCCCGGCAGGCGTGTACGCGCAGATGTTCCGCCACGACGGCGTGTATGCGAACTGGACCGATCCCAACAAGCTCTACAACCCGGGATCGTTCAGCACGGGCCACTACGTCGAGGCGTACATCGTCGGGCAGACGATGAACTTCGACATCATCCGCGGCGGCGTGCGCACGAACATGCTCAGTTGGACGGACAACACCGCGGGGGCGCTCACGACCGGCCAGCCTGGCATCGCGTTCTTCTGCCGCGGTGACCAGCTGGATGACTTCTCGCTCGATGACGTGGAATTCTTCAACGTCCCGTGAGTACCTGAACCATGCCCGCACCAGTCATCACGAGCTCAATCGACAAGGCCGCGGTTTCGACTGCGACGCCGGGTGCAACCGCGAGCCTGGTGTCCAGTGGCGTGAACCGCGCGCTGTACTGCGCGATCGCGCTGTCGGACGGCTCGCCGGGCGGCGTCACGTCGGTCACCTGGAGCGGCGGCGGCGGCGAGACACTGACCTCGATCTACGACTCCGGTGTGGCGCAGTCCTTCCTCCGGCTGCATATCTATCGGCGGATCGCGCCGACCGCGGCCACGGGTACGCTGACGCCGGTGCTCGCGTCCGCGTGTTCGGAAATCGGCATCTTCGGGTGGGCGGTCGAGGACGTGGATCAGACCACGCCCAACGGTACGATCGCGGCGGCGAACGGCACGGGCAGCGGCAACGCGGCGTCGGGCACGATCGCGAGCGCCACGGGCGAGACGGTCATCGACATCATCGGCCGGTTCGTGAACGGCGCCATGTCGGTCGATCCGGCGTCGATCGGCACTGGCCAGTCGATCCTGAGCCAGAACAGCGCGAACAGCCTGTTCCAGTTCGGCAGTTCGACGCGCTCGGGCGCGAGCGGCGCGAGCACGGTGTGGGGCATCAACGGCTTCGGCACCGTGTCCAGCTGGCAGTACGTGATGGCGGCGCTGTCGCTCAAGCCGGTCAGCGCCGGCGGCGGCGGCTCGCAGATTCCGGTCGGCGGGCGGTCGGCAATGAATGGCGGAATGCAGGCCCTGTCGGGCGGCATGGCGCGCGCGGTCCACAACTTCAACGAGCGGCTGCTGGGCCGTCGTATCTTCCTGATGGGAGCCTGACATGAAACTGCAGCTGAAAAAGGGCGTCACCAGCCGCACGATCTACGTGTTCATCGCGGATTCGACGGTGAGCACGGGAGCCGGCAAGACGGGCCTCGCGTTCAACACGTCGAGCCTCGCGGCCTACTACGCTCGACCACGCGCGACGCCGGTGGCGATCACGCTGGTCACGCAGACGGTCACGGGTGCGTACTCGAGCGGCGGCTTCGTGGAAGTCGATGCGACGAACATGCCCGGCATCTACCGCCTGGACGTACCGGACGGCGCGCTGGCGTCGGGCGCGGACTCCGTGCTCGTGATGCTCAAGGGTGCGACCGGCATGGCGCCAGTGGTCGCGGAAATCGAGCTCGTGGACTACGACCCGTTCGACGCGCAGCGCGCGGGCCTGACGGCGCTGCCGTCCAGCGGCGCGGTCCTGACGAAGGACACGGTGGTCGAGTCCCAGGGCAGCTACACGGTGCAGCAGGTCCTGTCCGTCGCGCTCGCGATCCTCGCGGGTCGCACCACGGTCAGCGGCGGCAGCTACACGGTGAAGTCGCCCAACAACTCGGCGGACCGCGCCGTGTTCACGCTCGACGCATCGAAGCAGCGCACCGCGGTCACGCTGACGCCGAGCGCGTAATGTGGCTGCATTTTGGGCTGCTGACCTATGGGCTGGAGACTTCTGGCCCGATGAGTTCTGGGGCGAGGATGTAACCTCCGGCACTGCCCCAGGCCAGGCGTATTGGGCCAGTGACTTCTGGCCCGATGCGTTCTGGTCGGACTCGTTCTGGGGCGATCAGCAGTTCACGGCGACCCTCCAAGAAGGGTTCTTCCATCCGTCGTTCTGGAACCGGGATCACTTCGACAACCGGTTCTTCGCGGACGTAGCCGGATCGAACGCGACCGGCACGTTCACCGGCACGCTCGACACGTTCACCGGCAGCTGGTCGGGCACGTTCTCGCCAGTGACGAACGTGACGGGCGTCATCGGCGCCACGCTGGAGCCGTTCACGGGCGCGCTGGTGGGCGAGGGCGTCAAGGTCCTCGACATAGACCTGGATATCCAGGTCGGCGTCTCGTGGACGCTCCTGGAGCCGGTGATCTTCTCCGGCACGATCGCGCCGACGCTCGAGGACTGCACGGCACTGCTGGCCGGCCAGGCGATCGACCCGAATGCGCACGAGGGCACGTTCGCGGTCACGCTGGCGGATGCGACCGCGGCGTTCCCTGGCACCTACGTCGGGCCGGCGAACCGCACGGGCACGATCGCGCCGACGCTGGATGCGTTCACGAGCTCGTTCCCTGGATCGACGCTGGGCGCGGCCGACCACCAGGGCGTGATCGGCGCCACGGTCGCGGACTTCGGTGCGCTGCTGGCCGGCGTGCACGTGAAGCCGGTGTTCGCGGGCGTGATCGCGGTCCAGATGGATCACGTCACGAGCAGCATCACGGCGCTGTTCATCCCGGCCGGCGCGTACATCGGGCAGATCGGCGCCTACGTTCAGGACGTGACCGCGGCGTTCGTGGGCGATGCCGAGGTCCCGCAGCGCACGGGCTCGATCGCGGCCGTCCTCGAGGACGTGACCGCGCTGGCGTATGGCCTGTGGGTCCCGGAAGGCGGCAAGCTCGGCACGTTCCGCGGCGACCTGGAATGGGTCAGCGCGATCTTCGGCGGTACCGCGCTGCCGCCGACCGGTCGCGGCTCCGTGGCGCAGTCGCCCACCGCGATCGAAATGGACTTCGCGACGCTCGTGGACGCGGTGGCCGGTCCCGATCCCGGGTATCCGAGTTACGAATTCTCCAACGGCCGGCGCTTCTACAACCCCTGAGAGAGCCATGAACGACGACGCACGACGCAACGAGGGATTCGTCAGCCGAGCCGAGGACGTGCAGGACGCGAAGGCGAGCACGATCCTGCTGATGAAGGGCATCGGGGATGCGCTGGAGAAGCACTACCCGGGCTGGCTGTGGGCTATCCAGCCGGACGACCGCGGCGGCGTGCTGAACATCCGCTCGCTGCGGCTCTCCGGCGAGTGGGGCTACGTGTTCCTGCTGCGCGAAATCCAGGACGACCCGCGCCACGCGAAGGCGATCCGCGCCGCCGGCGAAATCCTCGAGCGGTTCGGCGTGCCGCGGGGCACGTACCGCTACGAGGACTGGAAGGGCGCGCCGAAGGATATCGGCGGCGTCGCCTATGCCGATATCACCGACAAGCCGCTCAAGGTTCGGCGGCACCAGCGCGACGCGGCGCTCACCGGTGCAGTACGCTCCGGCCGCGTGAAGCTCACCTATCAGGACACCGTGCGGCCGGGCATGACGCACCGGCGCATCGCGATCAAGGGGACCGCCGATGGCTGAACTGAACGACGGCGACCAGGTGCCGCCCGAGCCGTCCGAGGGTGACGGCAAGAAGCCGATGGAGACGACCGAGGACAAGGAATGGGTGTCCCTCGCGCGGGCCGCGCACACGTCCAGCACGGACTGGTTCGATGCGAGCGTGCGGCGCCAGGTCGAGGAAAACCTGTCGAACTTCCGCAGCAGGCACCCGGCGGGATCGAAGTACAACACGGAGTACTACGCGAAGCGGTCGCGGCTGTTCCGGCCGAAGGTCCGCACGATGGTCCGCAAGAGCGAGGCCGCGCTGGCGGTCGCGCTGTTCAGCACGTCGGACGTAGTGAACTGCGTCCCGTACTCCGACGCGGACCCGAAGCAGCGGCTCGCGGCGTCGGTGCATAACTCGCTGCTGAACGGGCGCCTGGAGGAACGCGAGACGCAGTGGTTCCTGAGCGTGCTCGGCGGCGCACAGGATGCGTTCACGACGGGCGTCGTCATTTCGCGGCAGACCTGGGACTACCAGTCCGAGCTCCTGGAGTCCGAGGGCAAGCAGTACGAAATCGTGCGCACCGATCGGCCGCGCATCGACCTCATCCCGCTGGAGAACTTCCGCGTGAGCCCGACCGCGGACTGGCGCGACCCGGTGGGCACCTCGCCCTACGTGATCGAAATGCGGCCGATGTACGTCTACGAGCTCAAGGAGCGGATGAAGAAGCAGGGCCCGGACGGCAAGGCCCTGTACCGCACGATGGATGACGGGCTGCTGCGCGCGGCCACGAAACAGGACTGGGACACGCTGCGGCGCGCGCGCGAAGGCGATCGGCGCATCGACCGCTACGAGGCGCAGAACACGGTCAGCGACTACGACACGGTATGGGTGCACCACAACATCGTGCGCCGCCACGGTCGGGACTACGTGTTCGACACGATCGGCGTCGAGCTCATGCTGAGCACCGAGCCGCTGCCGATCGAGGACGTGTACCACACCGGCCGGCGCCCGTATTCGATGGGCTTCGCCGTGCTGGAGGCGCACAAGCCCTACCCGTCCGCGCCGGTCGCGCTGGTCGCGCCGCTGCAGGAGGAAGCGAACGACCTGGTGAACCTGCGCATCGACAACATCCGCCTGGCGCTCGGCAAGCGGTGGCTGGTGCGGCGCGGCGCGGGCGTGGACACGGCGACGCTGGTGCGCGGCGTGCACTCGTCGGTGACGATGACGAACAACCCGCTGAACGACGTGAAGGAGCTCACGACCAACGACGTGACCGCGGGCTCGTACCAGGAGCAGGACCGCCTGAACCTGGACTTCGATGAGCTCGCCGGGCACTTCGGGCAGGGCACGGTGGGCACCGCGCGCAACCTGAACGAGACGGTCGGCGGCATGTCGCTGATGGACGCGAACGCCTCGCAAATCCAGGAGTACCAGATTCGGGTGCTCGTGGAGACGTGGGTGACCGACGTGCTCGACCAGATGGCGGCGCTCGAGTCCGAGTACGAGACGGACGAGGAACGCCTGAACATCATCGCCCAGGAGAACGGCGTGGGCCTGCGCGAGGTGGTGGACGTGCTGCGCCAGAAGATCAGGGTGCGCACGAACGTCGGCTTCAACGCGACGCAGCCCGAGAAGCGGGTGCAGAAGATCGTGATGGGCATGCAGGCGATCGCGGGCTTCTACCCGGACGCGGTGAAGCAGGGCGACCCCGCAGAGTTCGCGAAGGAAGTGTTCGGCGCGCTCGGCTACAAGGACGCGGCGCGGTTCCTGCCGTCGATCAAGAAGGACGGCAAGGAGGACCCGCGCATCCAGCAGCTGACCGAGCAGGTCCAGCAGCTGCAGCAGGCGCTGGAGACTCAGATGTACAAGGAGCAGACCAAGGTTCAAATCGCGCAGATGAACAACCAGACCACGATGGCGGTCGCGCAGATCAAGGCCGAGGTCGATCAGATGAAGGCGGCGGCGGGCAACAACCTGGAGTACTTCATGCTCCAGGTGAAGAACCGCCTGGAGGAAGTGGACCGCATGATCGCGGCCGAGGAAGTGGACATTCGCCGGCGCGAGCTCTACTTGCAGCGCGAGGCACTGAGCCATACGATCACCGAGGCCAACAGAAAGTACGCCCTCGAGGTTGCCGGTATGCGCCAGGCCGGCACGCAGGGTGGGGGCGGCAAGGGGAAGCCGTCGAAGCCCGCGGGTCCGATGAACCTCGCGGGCAACGACAAGGCAGGGACGCTCGCCCGGGACCAGTACGGCGCCGTGCCTGACAGCATCGTGGAGAACCCCGCGTGACCTCAATCCACTGGATGATCCTCGCCGCGGTCCTCGCGGTGCTCGTGCTCGTGATCGTCGTCGGCCGGCGCCGGCGCCGCGCCGCCTGGGACGTGATGCCGGAGCCCTACGACCCGCGCATCCCGAAGGCTGAGCGCCAGCGCGACATTCGATGAGCGAGTCCGATCCGCTCGACGGCTTCCGCGACAAGAGCCCTGCGGAAGTCGAGGCAGAACTACGCCGGAAGCTCGGAGACTCCGAGTTCCTGGTGGACCTGCTGCATATGGGCGACCAGATGCGCGCGTGGATCGAGACGCCGCCCGGTGCCCTGCTGTACGCGACGTTGCGCGACCAGGTGAACGAGGCGCTGGCGAAGCTGCTGCTGGCGCCGACGCTCTCGACCGAGGCCGCGATCGCCGCGCACGCCGAGGGCCGCGCCGCCTATCGCGCGCTGGAGCTCATCAACCAGACGCTCCGCGCCGGTGAAGAAGCTGAGAGAACCCTGAACGCTCAGGAGAGCACCCCGACATGAGCACCGAAACCCCCAACCCGACGAGCGACGAGCCCAGCAGCGAGGGCGGCGAGCCGGTCGTGCAGACCGACGAGAGCCTGCCGCCGGACACGCGCACGACCGAGGAAATCCAGGCCGAGAACGAGGCGAAGGTCGCGGCCGCGCAGGCGTACAAGACCGACCCGCGGAACGCGATCTACGCGAAGCGCACGCAGATACTCGCGGCCGAGCAGGGCGAGAACGACGCGATGCTCGAGGAAGGGCGCGCGGCCGGCACGGGCCTGCAGACGCCGCCGGAGACGCCGCCGGAGCCCGCTGCTGCAGCACCCGTTGCACCGGCCGGGAAAACGGTTAAGCTGGTGGTGTACGGCCAGGAACGCGAGGTCCCTGAGTCCGAAGTGATCCAGGCCGGCGTGGCTACCCTCCAGAAGGATGCCGCCGCCGACCAGAAGCTCTCCGTGATCGCACAGCGAGAGCAGGCACTTCGAACGCAGGAGGCGTCGCTACTCCAGGCCGCCGACCGCATCCGCAATGGGCTGGACCCGGCAACGGGGCTCCCGCTCAGGAACGCAGGCCAGCCACCCGCAACGGGCGCTGAACCTCCCGCGATCAGCAAGGACCAGCTGGAGAGCACCGTCAAGGCGCTCTATTCGGGCGATCCCGATGCCGCCGCGCAGGCGCTCGGTACGCTGGTCACTCAGATCACGTCCCGCGCCAGTACGACGAGCCCGGTACCCCCGAACATCGTGGAGACTGTCGAACGGGCAGTCCTGGAACGCATCGACCATCGCTCCAAGGGTGAGCGGGATGCGGCCGAGCGCGCGGAGGCGAACACGGTATTCAAGACCGAGTTCGCGGACGTGGCAGCCGACGCCGACAAGATGGCGGCAGCGAGAGGCATCACGAGCACGCTGCTGGCCGATCCCACCTGGTCATCCAAGGGCGCTGTCGCGATCGCGCGTGAGACGGGCGCACGCTTGCGCCGCATGACCACGCCGACCCCGCCGGCCCCGGAGCGTGAGGTGATCAATGCACGCCGCGAGACGAAGCGCGGCCTGACGCCCCAGCCGCAAGGTGGCGCGCGCGCTCCAGCCCCGCCCGTTCAGCAGTTCCCCAGCAACAAGTCGTACATCCAGCAGCTGCGGAAGAACAGCGGGAGCAATTCAGCCCGATAGACCTGTGACCCGCCAGCTGCCCAACCTGAGAGGAAAGGCAAATGGCGGGTCAGCTTTGGTCGATCAACGAGCGCGGCGGATTCATGTATTCCGACGAGCTCTCCAACGTCATGCGCACGCAGCTGCAGCCGATCGTGAAGTTCCGGCAGTTCTGCGATGCCCAGGACGCCACGGACAAGGGCCTGGGCAAGGGCAAGACGTACAGCTGGGACGTGTACTCCGACGTGGTGGACGGCGGTGACGTGCTGGACGAGCAGAAGGCGATGCCCGAGACGAACTTCAAGATCAAGCAGCAGTCGCTGACGATCCAGGAGCTCGGCAACTCTGTCCCGTACACCGGCCTGCTGGACAACCTGTCGAAGCAGCCGGTCACGGAGATCATCCACAAGGTCCTCAAGAACGACTGCAAGAAGACGATCGACGGCCAGGCGCACGCGCAGTTCAACCTGACGCCGCTCAAGGTGCAGGCCGCGTCGGGCTCGAGCACGACCGCGGTCGTCTCGGTCACCAGCGGGTCGATCGGCGTGACGAACAACGTCGCGTTCGGCAAGGACCACGTGAAGGCGATCGTGGACCTGATGAAGGAGCGGAACATCCCGCCCTACCAGGGCGACGACTACTTCGCGATCGGCTGGCCGACCACGTTCCGCCAGGTGAAGAACGACCTCGAGACGCTGCACCAGTACGTCGAGACGGGCTTCACGAAGATCATGAACGGCGAAATCGGCCGCTACGAAGGCATGCGCTTCGTGGAGCAGACGAACGTCGCGAAGGGCGGCGCCGAGGACAGCACGACCTGGAAGTTCCGCACCGCGGACCCGTGGAACAACGGCAAGTCGGACTGGATTTTCTTCATGGGCGAGGACACGGTGGCCGAGGCCCTGTGCATCCCGGAGGAAATCCGCGGCAAGATTCCCGGCGACTACGGCCGGTCGCGCGGCGTGGCCTGGTACTACCTGGGCGGCTTCGGCATCGTGCACGGCACGAACGGCGACACGGTGAACCTGCGCATCGCGAAGTGGGAGAGCGCCGCCTGACGGCGGCGTGACCCCGAGCGATCCACCACACCTGTCAGAGGAACACTGCAATGGCATACGACAACGAAACCGTAGTCAGCTACTCGCTGGGCTCGGTCAACATGGCGACGGGTTCGACCCAGGTCATCAAGCCCCCGAAGGGCCTGAGCCGCGGCCGGATCATCGACGTGCACGCCTACGTGACGGTCACGTTCACGCAGACGACCACGCCGGGCTACATCCGCCTGGGCAAGTCGGGCACCGCGGCGTACTACGCCGAGGTGAACATGGGCGCGGCGGCGGCGACCACGGCGTACAACCTGCGCGACAACGGCACGATTTCGCGGCAGATCGACCTCGTGGCCGATGCCGTGAACGATGTGCTCGTGACGCTCGTCGCGCCGACCGGCGGCTCGCCGGCCGGTACCGCGGGCATCACCATCGTCATCGGCTGGTTCTGACGCTGACGTAGGGGCCGGCCGCGCTGGCCGGCCCTGAACCCACCTTCACACGAGGACTTCGAACATGGCGACGCGCGAAGCACACACCAAGGGCGGCACGCTCGAGTCGGGCACCAGCTACAAGAAGCCGGCGACCAGCCCGGGCACGCACGAGAACACCGAGGGGACCCAGCGGCCGAAGTCGCCGCCGGTCACGTCGGCGCCGGACGGCCACAAGATCAAGTGAGCGACGGGGCCTGATGGCCCCGCAGGGGAGACAGCGATGGCGAAGCATCGGATGACCGGCTACGTGTCGATGGGGCTGATGCCCTCGCTGCCTCCCGTGAGCGAAGGCGACCCGGAGGGCAAGGAGCCCGAGAGTCGCTACACGCACATGAGTTCGCCGGAGCTCGCGCGCCGGCGTCCGCTGATCAAGCCCGACGACGGTCCGGTGCAGATGAAGCCCGCGGATATCCGCGAAGGCTGTTCGTTCATCGCGCCGATGGCGGGCCAGTGCGAGAACGATCAGTTCCCGTATGGGAAGTGGTCGGACACCTGATTCCCCCCCCACCGCAAAGGAACCCCGCCAATGCGCACTCTCGATCGCTCCCGCGAGCACACGACGATCTACGGCGACAGCGCCGCACGCTTCTACCAGGACGGCCGGTACTTCAATGCCGAGGGCAACGAGGTCGATGCCGACGCCGCCGCGCAGCGCAACCCGGGTGGTCCGGTGATGCCGGTCGCCGCGGTGCTCGAGCCGCCCGCGCCGACGCCGCCGCCGGTGGGCGACCCGCCGCCGGACCCGAATGCCGGCGCCGCGCCGCCCGTTCTGACGAACGTGGTGGAGCCGCCGCCGCTTGTCGCTGCCGCGAACGTCGAGGAATCGAACTTCGGCCTGGGCGCCGGCATCGACCGCCCGGACGCCACGACCGAGGCGACGTTCGGCACCGATGCGAACGGCTCGCCCACCGAGGGCTGAGCCATGCTCGACACCAGCCGAGAATACAGCCCGGTCTACGGGTCGAGCCGTGCTGCCTACTTCCAGGTGCAGAACGGTCGCGGTCGGTACTTCGACGCCGACCACAACGAGGTGCCCGAGTCCGTGGCCGCGGAGCCCGCGCCCGTGGACGAGGACGCGCCGGCGAAGGTCGCGCCGCAGCAGGCGAAGGGAACGCAGGAGCTCGCGCCGCCCGCCGGCCGCGAGGCGGTGCTGCGCGCCATGCACGGCACGCGGATCGCGCAGCTGGTCATGGACGCTGGCGGCACGCCTGCGACCGGCAACGGCAGCAAGGCCACGAACGTCGCGTGGCTGCTGGCGAACACGGACTGACGCCGTGAACTATCGGGAGCTCTGCCAGGACTTCGTGCGGGAACTGGGCATCGCCGGCGGCGAGGGCCCGGTGACCGTCACGAACCAGGTCGGTGAGCTCCGCAACGTCGTCCGCTGGATCGCGGAGGCGGCGCTGTGGATCGACAACCTGTGGGCGGACTGGCGGTACCTGTGGTTCGCGATGGATGCCACCGTCGCGACCCGCGAGCTCCCGCCGCCGCCTGACGGAACGATCCCGCGCCGCTGGAACCGCAATGCCGTGTGGGTGAACTACGGCACCGGCCAGGCGCGGCAGTTGAAGTTCCTGGAGTACGACGAGTTCAACCAGCTGTACCTCGCGCGTCCGCAGACGAACGCGGTACCGAGCCGCTTCACGATCCGGCCCGACAACAAGCTGATGTTCAACTGCACGCCGGCGACGGCGATCCCCGTGCACGTTGAAGGCTGGCGCCGGCCGATCCGGCTGGTCGAGAACACCGACACGCCGGCGATGCCTGCGGACTTCCACCGCATCATCGTCGCGCGCGCGGCGATCATGTACGGCAACCGCGAAGCGGCCGGCGAAATCATCAGCGGCATGGAAGCCGAGTACGCGGACCTGTTGGAGAAGCTGCAGAGCGATCAGCTCGTGGCGTTCGCCCAGGACCGCATGGCAGGGCAGGACCTGCCGCTCGCTTTCGAGTCGCCCGGTGGACCTGGTTAGCGCCCGCCGGAACGCGCGTCGTCTACCGCAGATGGTGGACGACCGCGACTACTTCCCGTTCCGTGGTGGCCTCAACCTGGTCGATACGGCGCTGTCGATCGCGCCTGGGCAGCTGCTGGCCTGCCGCAACTACGAGCCGGACATTCGCGGCGGGTACGAGCGCACGGCCGGCTACGAGCGCCTGGACGGGCGCACGGCGCCCTCGAGCGCGCGGTACTGGCTTCTCGGCTTCGATGCCGGTGTCCCGGCGCGGTACCCGACTGCCGGCACCACGGTCACCGGGCTGACCAGCGGCGCGACTGCGGTGGCGCTGACGGCACCGATCCACGCGAACGGCGCCGGCAACCTGATCCTGGGGCGCCTGGTCGGCACGTTCCAGGACAACGAGGCCCTGCAGGTCAGCGGGCAGACGATGGGCAACGCGGACGGCGTGGCGCGCGTCAGCGATGCCGACTCCGAGGCGCTGGACCGGGAGTACCGCCGGCTCGCAGTCGCGGACCTCCGGGCGCTGATCCAGCCGCTGCCGGGTTCCGGGCCGGTCCGCGGCGTGGTCACGTACAACGGCGTGGTCTACGCGGTGCGCGACAACGTGGGCGCGACCGCCGGCGTGCTCCACAAGGCGACCGCCGGCGGCTGGGTCGCGGTGTCGCTCGGGTCGAAGCTGGCGTTCGCGGCCGGCAACGTCCAGCCCGCGATCGGCGCCACGGTCACGGGCGGCACCAGCGGTGCGACCGGCGTGGTGCGGCGCATCGTGCTCTCGTCCGGCGACTGGTCCACGGACGACGCGGCCGGCTACCTGATCCTCACGGGCGTCACCGGCACGTTCCAGGCCGAGGCGCTGACCGGTTCCGGGACGCTGAACGCCACCGGTGCGCAGGTCGCGAACACGCTGCCGCCGGGCGGCAAGTACGAGTTCCGCGTCCACAACTTCTACGGCCACACGTCCACGCAGCGCCTGTACGCCGTGAACGGGGTCGGGCCGGCGCTGGAGTACCAGGACTCGCCCAGCTTCCTGTGCCCGATCGCGACCGGCATGACGATCGACACGCCGACGCACCTGGCGGTGCACAAGGGCTGCATGTGGCTGTCGTTCCCGGGCGGCAGCATCCAGAAGTCGGGCGCCGCCGATCCGGCCAGCTGGACGGTCGTGCGCGGCGCCGCCGAAATCGGCATCGGCGCGGAGTGCACCGGCTTCCTCGAGGAAGTCGGGCAGACCCTGTTCGTGTTCGCCCGTCACCAGACCAGGTACATCGCCGGCAACGAGGCCGATGGGTACCAGATGGACAACTACACGAACGAAACCGGCGCCTACGAGGGGACGATCCAGCGGCTCGGTCGCGGCATCTACCTCGATGACCGCGGGTTCACGACCCTGGCGGCGGCGCAGGAGTACGGCAATTTCTCCGCGAACAGCATCAGCGAGGCGATCGCGCCGCTGGTGCGCGAGCTCCGCAACTCGGCCACGGCCTCGGTCGTCTCGACGGCCAAGAGCCGCGCGCGGTTCTTCTTCGGTGACGGTGCGTTCCTCACGATCGCATTCGCCGGCCGGAAGCTGTCCGGGTTCACGGCGAGCCAGTACCCGGTGGACGTGCTGTGCGCGTGGAGCGGCGAGGACACGACCGGTGACGAGCTCATCGTGTTCGGCAGCGATGACGGCTACGTGTACCAGGCGGACCGCGGCACGTCGTTCGACGGCGAGGCGATCCAGTCGTTCATGCGGCTGGTGTTCCACCACAGCCGCACGCCCTCGCGCGTGAAGCGGTACCGCCGCGCGTCGGTGGACGTGAGCGCCCGCGGGCCGACGACGCTGCGCGCGACGGTGGACTACTCGTTCGCGGACCCGCAGGCGAGCGGCGAGCCGGTGAAGGACGTGGTGCTCAAGGGCGGCGGTGGGTTCTGGGACGTGTCGCGCTGGAACGAGTTTCGCTGGTCGGCGGGCGTGGTCGCCACGGCGGACCTCAAGCTCGAGGGCTCAGGCACGAACATCAGCCTGCTGTTCTCGTCGGAGGCGGACGACGAAGAAAGTCACACGCTCACGGGCGTCAATTTCCACATCAGCCAGCGCCGGCTGAACCGGAGCACCTGATGAGCAGCGTCTACTGGACCTTCACGACGAACCTGATCGCCGGCGAAGTGGCGAAGGCCGAGAAGGTCAACCTCAAATTCTCGGAGATAGACGCCGCGTTCGAAGCGGTGCAGAGCGACGTGTGGAAGGGCATCCGTATCGACGACGGAACGACGCCCAACTCCAGCACGTTCAAGCTGACGCAGGCGGCGGGCGCGCGCGCGAACCGGTTGCTGGGCTTCGACTCCGCGGGCGCGCTGTCGCTGCTGGCCGCGGGCTTCGTGTGGCGCGGCGATTGGGCGGCGGCGACGAACTACGCCGTGAACGACCTGGTGCGCGGGCCGGTGGAGGCGGCGTATTCGCTCTACATCGTGCGCGCGACGCACACGTCCAGCGTGTTCGCGACGGACGTTGGTGCGAACCGCCTGGCCGTGGCGGTGGACCTGACCGAGGCGCGGCGCTCGCTGATCCTGCACGAGCTCATCGTCGGCCCCAACACCGTGCAGCTGGTGGCCGGCCAGGACGTGATGGTGGACGTGACGGCGGGTCCGGTGACGCTGACGCTGCCGCTGAACGCCGCGATCAGCGACCAGCCGATCAACGTGATGCACGTGGGCGGCAGCGTCGGGAACAACCCCATCACGATCGCGCGGAACGGTCACCGGATCATGGGCGCGCTCGAGGACATGATCGTGGACACGCCCAACGCTTCCTTCGGGCTCGCGTACTGCGACGCCACGCGCGGCTGGCGCGTGCGCGGAGTCTGAGCCATGAGCTACTACCGAGACTTCCGCACCACGGGACCCGCCGGTCCGCCGGGACCTGTCGGGCCGCTCGGCCCTCCGGGCACGTTCGGTCCTGTCGGTCCGCTCGGGCCGGTCGGCAACCAGGGTCCTACGGGTCCCGCGGGACCCACGGGGCCGGCCGGTCCTTCGGGCCCGACTGGTGTTCCAGGTGCGCCAGGGCCCACGGGCCCTACGGGTGATCCGGGTCCGTCCGGGCCCACGGGTCCGAGCGGGCCCACGGGCACCGCAGGCCCGCCGGGTCCTCCGGGTCCCACGGGGCCCGCGGGTCCCACGGGTGGTTCTGGCCCGACCGGTCCTGTCGGACCGCCGGGCCCATCGGGTCCCACGGGGCCGGCCGGTCCTACCGGGGTGGCGGGACCATCGGGTCCGCCGGGACCGGCCGGCCCCGCCGGGGCACCTGGACCCACGGGTCCCACAGGCCCCACGGGGCCCACGGGGCCCACGGGCGTCACTGGCCCCACCGGTCCGATCGGTCCCGCGGGTCCGACTGGCTCGCCGGGTCCTACGGGTCCGACCGGCCCCACCGGCCCGGCAG